GCCCACCTTATGCTATATATTCAAACTCAGAATCATGGAATGGATCTTCATGGACTGAAGTTGCAGATTTAAATACTGGTAGACATCAACTTGGTCATTCAGGTACATCAACAGATGCTTTAGCTTTTGGAGGCACACCACCTAATACAGTAGCGACAGAATTATATAATGGTACAAGTTGGGCTGAAGTAGGAGATTTAAATACTGCTAGAGGATATCCAGCAAGTTCAGGTACAGCTGCAGCAGCACTTGCTGTTGGAGGAACTGTTCCCCCTGGAGCTAGTTCAACAGCTACAGAAGAATGGGCAGAAGCAGGTTCAGCTACAACAAATACGGTATCAACAAGTTAAAATATTATGGCTACATACAAAGAAATTATAGGAACAAATGTACAAGTATTATCAAGTGATCCAGAAAATCCTTTATTAGGACAAATTTGGTATAACTCTACAAGTAATAGTTTAAAAGGAAGAGGTACTATTGCATCAACAGCTTGGTCTTCAGGTGGAAATTTAAATACAGCTAGAAAATATCAAGCAGGTGCTGGTGATAGTAATTCTGCTTCTATAACATTTGGTAACTACCCAAGAGAAGCTATTACAGAATTATATAATGGAGCATCATGGACTGAAGTTGCAGATTTAAATGAAAATAAAGGTTTAATGAGTGGAACAGGAACATCTACATCTGCTATAACTGCAGGAGGAAATGCTGATCCTGGTAAATCACAAAACACAGAACTATGGAATGGAAGTAGTTGGACTGAAGTGGCTAATTTACCAGCTGTAATATCAAGAAATGTTTTAGGAGGAACACAAACTTCGGCTGTATCATCAGGTGGAGAGGCTAATGGTGGAGAAACTGCTGATGCAAACAGTTGGAATGGAAGTAGTTGGACTGAAATATCAGATATGAATCAAGCACACCAATTAAATTCTGGTTGCGGTGCTTCTAGTACAAACGCAATATCTGTTGGTGACTTTAAATTTAATCCACAATCTCCTCCAGCTGCAGCTGTTGTAGAGTCTTGGAATGGAAGCTCTTGGACTGAAGTTTCAGATTTGAATACTGGAAGAAGTTATACAACATCGTCAGGATTTAGTAACACAGATGTTACAACATCTGGTGGCGCCGCAGGAGATAATCCTGGAGCAGCATATGCTCTTACAGAAATATGGAATGGTTCAAGTTGGACAGAATCAGCAGATTTGTCAACTGCTAGAGGACTATCTGGTTCAATAGGAGGCGCTTCTAATTCTGCACTTCAAACGGGAGGAACTCCTTCTAAGTCAACAGCTACAGAAGAATGGTTAAAAGCAGGAGTTGCTACTTTAACTTTTGTTGATTCTTAATACTTTACAAATTAGCCAAATCTTATATATATCTTTAGAATATAAAGGATAAAGCTATGACAGAAAAAAAAGACGTAAAAGAAGTAATTCAACAAGAAGAAACTCATTTAAATAATTTATTAGAACCACAAGACCTTACCGATTTTAAAGGTATGGTTGATGAACTTAGAGACACTTGGACTAAGAAACAGATGTTTCGAACAGAAACAGAAGCTAGATTTTCTGTATTACAAGATAATAGATACCCAACTAAAGGTGCTAAATACTGGCAGTGTGTTAGAGAACAGTCTAGCTATTTAGATAATTTAATGCATCTATCTTTTGATTATAGAAGAAACGAAGCAAAGATTAAATGGTTAGAAAAAAAAATAGATAAAGAAGAAGATGAATATAAAAGAACTAAATATCAAATAGACTTAGATGAAGCTATATTTGCAAAAGCTTCTATGGAAAAAGTTGCAAGACATAGAATGAGAGAAATCAAAATGTGGTCTAAATTAAAAGGTGAATTTAATGATGGATCATTTAACGATAAAGATGTTAACCAACATCAATTAGAATCTTATGGATTACAATATCACGAGAAAGCAAAAACTTTAAATTCTAATTCATCAGAGGCTGAGATATTTAATGTAATGGGACAATTACAATCTCTACAAAGAATTAAAAAATCTGGTGAATTAGAAAGCAGTTACAAAGAGAAAGAGCAAATTGGACAACATGGAAAACCAAAATCTTAAATTTGATTTTGTATTTTTAGGTCAATCTATTTTAAAGTATCAGGTACCACTTGATATATTTCATTCGATTAATCATATTTACGAAAGTAATTTTCATAATCTACATCCTGCAAATGGTCAGTTAGTAGGTAAGATTGAGAATGAACATTCATTGTTTTATCACGGGGCTGATCAAACTAAGATGAAAAACCATAATATGTTGCCTCGAAATGTTACAGATTACTTTATAACTGTGTTTAAACACTATCTAGCTTTTAATAAAATCAGAGATTATGATACACACTTAAATTCTGTTTGGGTGAATGAAATGAAAGAACACGAATATAATCCAGCACATATTCATAGAGGTATGTTGTTTACTGGACTATCAAGTGTCATGATTTTAAAACTACCCTCAACATATGGTAAAGAATACTCAGCAGGACACATACAACAAAACGGAAGACTGCAAATATTAGGTGCAGCCAATGGTCAGTTTGCAAAAATTGATTATCAACCACCGATGGATCTTAGAGATTTTTATGTATTTCCATATGACATGAGACATTGTGTATATCCATTCAATGGAACAACAGAGACTAGAAGAACATTAGCTGCAAATTGTGATGTGCAGTTTGATCCAATTAAAAACAGAGGAGCAGCATGATAACAGAGCCACGATGGAGATCATTTATAGTTGAAACTACACAACCAATTTTTACACCTAAACAATGCCAAATGATTATTCAAGCTGGTCGTTCAGAACCTAAACAAGATGCTTATGTTGGTAGCAAAGAAGGTATTAAAGGAGGAGTAATAGATACTAAAACTAGAACTTCACATATTAGTTGGATACCATTTAAAAAAATGGCTGACATGTACAAAGATGTAGAAAAGATTATGAAAACAACTAACGGAAATCATTTTGGTTTTGATGGAATGACAATAACTGAGATGGCACAATACACAGAATATCCTGAAGGAGGATTCTATGATTGGCATGTAGATAATGATGTGAACATGCAACACGAACCACCTGTTAGAAAAATATCTATGACTTGTCTACTTTCTCCTGAATCAGATTTTGAAGGTGGAGATTTAGAATTAATGGCTGAAGGTAAAGTTGCAAAAATAAAACAAGGTCAAGCCATATTTTTTGCATCATTTATAAGACATAGAGTTGCACCAGTAACAAAAGGAAATAGAAAATCATTAGTTATGTGGTTTGGAGGCACACCATTTAAATGATGATTAAAGCTGCATACTTTCCAACTATTATATATGCTAAAGATGTTAACTTGGACAATAGACTTTTTGAAAAAGCTGTAGTTGATTGGTCAAATCAAGATAAAGGTATACAAAGAACTAATATGAAGGGCTGGCATAGTACAACTAACATGCATAAAATACCTGTGTTTAAACCATTAGTATATGAATTATTAAAAATGCAAAATGAAATATTTCAAGAAGAGTGGTTAGATAGTGAGCCTATCATTGGAAATATGTGGGCTAACATAAATCCTCCAGGAGGATATAACAGACCACACTTACACCCTAACAGTCATTTTAGTGGAGTGTACTATATTAAAACACCAAAAAACTCTGGACAGATAGTATTTAATGAACCAAGAGCAACAGCTCAGATGGTTATGCCAAGAAGAAAAGAAGGAAAACCGCCCTCACATCTATGGAGAGAAGTTCGTGTAGATCCGTTGGAGGGTAGAATAATTATATTTCCTGCATGGCTTTGGCACGGTGTTGAACCAAATGAAAGTAATGATATAAGAATATCTGTATCGTTTAATTTTATACAGAAAGGGTTTGATGTTTAAATATCAAGTTATAAAAAACGCAGTATCTTTTGAATTAGCTAATTTTATATTTAATTATTTTTTACTTAAAAGAGATGCAGTAGATTTTATGTATCAAAATAACATTATACATGACAATGGTATGTTTGGTACGTGGTCTGATTCACAAGTTCCTAATACTTATTCTCATTACGCAGATATGGTTATGGAAACGTTAATGATGAAAGTATTACCTAAAATGCAACAAGAAACAGGATTACAATTAATACCTACTTATTCTTATGCAAGGCTATATAAAAAAGGAGATATATTAAAACGTCATAAAGATAGACCCTCTTGTGAGATATCTACTACAATAAACCTTGGTGGAGATCCTTGGCCTATATTTATAGATGGTACAGGTGCTGATAATGTTGTTCATGAAAAACAAAATATTATAAAACCAAACGCTCCAGAAGGGACTAAAGTCTTGCTTGAAGTAGGGGATATGTTAGTATATAGTGGCTGTGAACTTGAACATTGGCGAGAGCCTTTTGACGGGAACATATGCGGTCAAGTATTTCTACATTATAATCATGTAAATGGCCCATTTGCTGATAAAAATAGATTTGATGGACGTCCCATGTTGGGTCTACCATCATTTGGAAAATAGTATTATAATGAGGTTATATGTTACAAAAATTAGGTTTTGCACCAGGGTTCAACAAACAAGTCACAGAAACCGGGGCTGAGGGACAATGGTTTGATGGTGATAATGTTCGTTTCAGATATGGTTCTCCAGAAAAAATAGGTGGTTGGCAACAGTTAGGACAAGATAAACTAACAGGTGCAGCTCGAGCTATTCATCATTGGGACGACAATGCTGGTATTAAATATGCAGCTTTAGGAACTAATAGAATTTTATATGTATATTCGGGTGGAACTTATTATGATATACATCCAATTAGAGCTACTCTAACAGGAGCTAATTTTACAAGCACATCATCATCTACAACTGTAACAGTTACATGTAGCGGGCTACATGGACTAGCAGATAACGATATTGTTTTATTTGATTCTGTTAGTGGTGTGACCTCAGTAGGTTCTACTTTTACAGATGCAACATTTGAAGATGTTAAATTTATGGTAACATCCGTTCCAACATCTACAACATTTACTATTACAATGGACAGTGCAGAATCAGGAACACCTTTAAGTACATCAGGATCGGCTTCAGTTTTATGTTATTATACAGTTGGACCTTCTCAACAACTAGGTGGTTTTGGATGGGGAGCAGGTATTTATGGCGGTACAGCGTTAGGTGCTGCTACTACAACTTTAGCCACAGCTATAACAGATTTAATAACAACCGATATTGTCTTAACAAACTCTGCAGCTTTTCCATCTACTGGAGAAGTAAGAATTGGTACAGAAGATATTAGTTATACATCAAATAATACTACGACTAATACATTAAGTGGTGGTGCTCGAGGTGTAAACGGAAGTACAAAAGCTACTCACAGTAGTGGTGCTACAGTTCAAAATATTTCTAATTTCTCAGGTTGGGGTGATCCGGCATCTTCTGACTTTACTATTGATCCAGGATTATGGGTTTTAGATAACTTTGGGACAAAACTAATTGCACTTATTTATAATGGAAGTTGTTTTGAATGGGATGCTTCAGCAGTAGGCGCTGTTAATACACGTGCAACTATTTTAGCAAACGCACCAACAGCTTCTCGTCATGTATTAGTATCTACACCCGATAGACACTTGGTATTTTTTGGAACAGAAACAACTGTAGGCACAACATCAACTCAAGATGATATGTTTATTAGATTCTCAGACCAAGAAAATATTGATGGCACAGATGCATACACAGTTAAAGCTGAAAATACTTCTGGTACGCAAAGACTAGCAGACGGTTCTAAAATTATGGGAGCTATTAAAGGTAGGGATGCAATCTATGTTTGGACAGATACAGCATTGTTTTTAATGAAGTTTGTAGGCCAACCATTTACTTTCTCATTTGAACAAGTGGGTACTAACTGCGGATTGTTTGGTAAGAATGCTTGTATTGAAGTTGACGGATCTGCTTATTGGATGTCAGAGAATGGCTTCTTTACATACGATGGTCAACTAAAATCATTACCTTGTCTTGTTGAGGACCATGTTTATGATGATATAAATGCTACATCTAGAGACCTTATTAATGCAGGATTAAATAACTTGTTTGGTGAAGTAAATTGGTTTTATTGTACGGCAGCATCTGATCAAATTAATAGAGTAGTTACTTACAATTATTTAGACTCATCACCTAAACGTCCTATATGGACAACAGGAACTTTACCTAGAGCAGCGTGGCAGGATTCAGCTGTATTTGATAGGCCCCATGCAACTTTTTATAACCCATCTGATAATTCATCTACTGATTGCACTGGAAACACTGATGGAAGTACGATATACTATAATCAGGAAACAGGGACTGATCAAATAAATGCTGGAGGAGATATAACTGCCATAATTGGTACAATTACTTCTGGTGATTTTGACATAACACAACGTAGAAGTAACACAGGACAAACTGTAGGAATGCCTGATATTAGAGGAGACGGTGAATTTATTATGAGAATTAGTAGATTTATACCAGACTTTATTTCACAGACAGGAAACACTGCAGTTAAATTTAAAACAAGATTATATCCAAACAGTAGTGAGACTACTACAAGTTTTACA